AGTTATACGCATAAAAGAAAATGCGATATACTTTATCAGGTATTGGAGATAGACCAAACTTTCGATTGTCAGGACTCTTGATTACTCTATCGGGTGTACCGCCTTCTGCTTGATCCGCGTCATCTTTATTTTGTGAAAGTCTAAAGAAATCTTTCCATTCTTCAATGGTTGTAAATCGTAAGTTACGTACTGTATGCGGTGCGCTTTCACCACTTACACCTACTGTAGTTAACAGAAAGTTATCCCAATCTATATAGCTGTAATCATCTACAATGCTACTTGAAGCTTCTTTAAGCTCATACCAGCGAGTTCCTGCTACAGTCTCTACAACGACATTACCATACATAGGGTCAGTAGAACCTGACTCACCAACAGCCAGAAAAGGCCACTGTGGTTCTTCATTAACCATATCAAGATAAGCACGATTAACTAAATCTTTGATGTGGCTTTGAACACCCACAGACGAAGAAAAGTTAGAGGAAGTCAACTCAACTTCGTTGAACTCCCTCAACAATTCATTTGTTAATTGAAGATAGGTCGTTGCCATTAGAAAGAAGTTTTAACACGTTGTTCCATGCTAAACTTAGAACCTTGTGCTTTACCAGCATTGTAGAATTTATTTTCTAATTCGTAAATGCTTTGGTAGTTTTCAATACCTTCTTTAACCTGTTTAGTTTCTTCAGGCTTTGGCTGTTCCATCATTGGCATTATTAACATTTAAGTACCCTCTAATTTATTGTAATTGAAGTTGGTTGCTGTTCTTCAGGTATTTCAACTTTTAAAATAACTGTTAAAAGACCGTCAGTAAATTCAGCATTTTCTACAACAACGTGTTCTGCAAGTGCAAAGTCACGTATAAAAGACTTGCCACTGATTCCTTTGTGTAAGTAGGAATCTTTCTCATCAGACGATTGTTTCTTGCCTTTGATTGTTAGTTTAGCATCTGTTTTAGAATGGACAACTTCAATGTCTTTTTTATTCCAACCTGCTAAAGCTACTTCGATTTTATATTCATCATCGTCAATCTTAACAAGATTAAATCTTGGGTATTCTACTTGACTAGAACCGTTTAAAAAACTTCGTTGTAAACGGTCAAAGCCTACTAAAAAATTGTTGAAATCAGATAAAGCGAGTGTATTCATAGTGTATCTCCTATTTCCTTTCGGTAAATGTTTAGACCCTTTCGGTGTCTGCTTGTGCATCTTTTTTGTTTTTACGAAAAATGCGGTCGTAATTCTCGTCATATTTTTTCTTGTCAAACCCTTTACGGTAACGACTTTCTTTACTGACAACCGTTCCTGTGTGCATCACAATGGGTTTTTCGTCTGATCCTAATTGCGGCATATAAAAATCTCCAAAAAGGTTTGGGGGCGGTTAAGCCCCCTTACCATGTTAGTCAATTCCGTAGAACGCTGAAACGAGTGCTTCGCCTCGAAGAACTTTAGCGCCATAAACGTGTAGTCCACGTACTATGTCTCCAAAGCTATCAGGGTCACGGAGAACCTCAGTGCTAGTGATCGTCTGAGCAGTAGCAGTAGAAGAAATATGACCAGCCAAACATTTACCAGCAGCGTTAGAAGTATCTGCTATGTTGTTTGTCTTGTACATATTGAATCCACGCAACTTACCAGAAGATACTAGTCCGTTACGAATTGAACCTTGACCAGCATTGTAGTCTACTGACAAAAGCTTAGAGGCGCTTTGAGAAAGCACTTCGTAAAAGTCAGGACTTGCCAAGAACCAACGTCCTTCTTCGGGTACGTTTTGTTCGTCAAGCAGTCGAGCCATTTTTGCCATGACATCAATTGGGTCGTGTTCGTTAGAACCAAAACCAATGTCCAAGTTACCTGTTCCGTCAAACGTACCAGCAGCTAGGTCAGTCGCGTTGTCTGAACCAAGTACATGGTCTGGGCTTGAGCTGGAAACTCCAGCAAACATAGTAATAATAACACCTGCATCAAAAGCATCACGCAATGCGTAAGCTGCTGAAGAGGTGGCTACGTCACGAAAGTTAACGTGGGACATTTGAGTTTCAATGTCATCAACGATAAACTTAAATGCGTTAGCTATGTCCACAATTAAAGTAACTTCTTGGTCAGTTAGTTTAGTTGCTGTGATATCCTGTCCTCTTTCATACTGATCAACAGAGATGACAGGTTCTTTGATAATTCTTACCGTATCACCAAAGTTTGCAATTTCACCAGCATAGTCTGTGTTTGTAATCGCTTCGGCTACAGAAGCCTTACGAAAAAAGTTTAGAACCTGCTTGGAATAAACCTTCGGTAAAAAGAAAGAATTATTTTGTCCACTTACAGAGTTACCAAAGTTAGCATTGGTATCCGTACTTGGCTCAAAAAATTGGTCTGAAGTATTACTAGCCATTTATATATCCTCCTAGTGAGTAATTAACCTTTTACTACTCTGCCTTCTGATATAGCTTCTCGTATTTCATTTTCATACTTATCAAACTTATCAAGAGACATCGCAGCGATTTCCCCTTCAGTCCAAATCTTAGGTTGTTTAGCATCTATAGCGGTTGTCTTGGTAGACACCATATCTGCTGCCGAACCTTTAGGTTTGGGCTGTGATTTAGTTTGAGCTTTGTAACCATTTTCAAGTTTAAAAAGATCAATAGCTTTGGACGCTAACTGAGCGTTGTCTGGATTTTTATATATCCATTGTTGTATTTGCTCTGGTTGCGATTCAGCCCACGTATGAAATTCTTCAGAGTTCCTGAGTTCAGGAAAATCTGGATGTTTTGCAAGTATGTCAGCTTCAGCTTCACGTTGTAATATACGAGCTTCACGCTCTTTTATTGCGCTCAGTTGTGCTTCAATTTGTTCTACCTGCTCAGAACTTCGTAAGTGTGCGACAGTCTCTACTGTGTCATATAAATCAGGATATTCTTCCTTGAACTTTTCTATGTCTTCTTGAGTTTTAGGGGCTTGGTATTGGGGTCTAGCGGTTGCCAGCAACTCCTGCTCCCTCTGTTTAAATTCAGAAAGCTTCTCATCATAATGACGTTTGAGATCATCGTATCTCTTTTTATAATTGGTTCGTTTTTTGGGAGTCTTTTCTTCTTCTCCTTCCTCTTCAGGGGCCGTATTCTGGGTAGCCTTCTTAGGTTTTTCAAAAAACAATTGATCCGCAGTTTCCACTTTTTTATCATCTTGGGTATGCCAAGACTTATTCATGTTATACGGATTCGATTCTTCCTCCTGTACTTGGGTTACTTCACTCATAATATATCTCCTACGGGGCTTGTACTCTACAAGGTAGCCATGCTAATTCTTTCTTTTGGCCGATGAAAAAATTTATGGGGCTTGTCCTGTCAAGGTAGCCGTTGGTTTAAATTAACTAAGACTTGGTGCTTTATTTGCTTTTGTAGCCATGAGTGCCATTAACTCTTTGTCTACACCACCTGTCATAGTCGTGTTTGCTTTCTCGTCAGTCATAAGACCTCCGAGTTGGCGTTGTTGTCGCATCATACCACCATCGTAAGCACGTTCTGCGTCATCCATCATTTGTTGCAGGTTATCGGCTCCGATTTGGTCTGTTGCTTTTTTGGTCATCACAAACTCTCCATCTGACAATCTTGCAGGTATTGAGTCTGATAAACCATCTCCTGGGCCTTGGACTTCTCCTGCCCCAGAAAACTCAGAAGCTGTTTCTACAACCTTGTCAAATATCATGCTTAGTTGTGGATCACCTTCTAAAGCGTTCATTAAATAATCTTGTTCTTCTTCGTTGAGAGATTCGCTTAATACGAACTCCATGTAGTTATCTTCCATTTCAGCGTCAGGTCTTTGGTCTGCTGCTTCTATTTCTTCTGGCGTTGCGTTTGGATAAGTGTCTACAGGTACATCTTCTGCTGGAGTTTCTGTCATTGGAGCTTCGGTGGTTAACTCTGGTGGCATTGCCATTTCTCCACCTTCTTGTGCTGTTTGCCTTTCTTTGTTTAATACGTCAAAATCTTTTTTTTCAATTTTATTAGGATCTCCAGCTTGTTTAGCTATTTTTAATTGCTTGCTAGTTAATTTTTTCTTTGCCATTATTTAAGCTCCTGTACTACTTTATCCTTGAGCTGCTCTAGGAGTACCAGAGAACTCAGCTTCCCCTGACTGCGGAACAATTCCAGTTCCGATGTTGCCACCGCCAGTACCTGTTGCTCCAAGGTCTTGCGGTTGTGGAGGTACAGCTTGAGGGCTTCCCATGCCTCCTTGTTGTTGATCAGGGGTAGGAGTTTCTTCGCCAGTTGTTTGTCCATTTTGCATACCTATTATTTGTGCCATGATCGCAGCTTCCTCTGGATCATTCATGAGTTCATCTGGATCTAAGTCTAGGCTATATGCCAACTCAGAAATTAATTTGTTCATTTTTATAAACGGAGCAACCGCAGGGTTTTGTACTGTTTGCAGAAACATAGTGAGTCTTTGTGACCGTACTTCTTTCTGCATTAAACTATTTGTACCTGTTGCTTTTATTTCTAAGTCTCCGTCTATTCCTAACTTACTTTCAAGAAACTGCATATTCCATTGAAAGTATGATTCGCCTAAAG